CTTCAATATTCAACGGCACTCCGGTGCTCGATGGCACATCGAAGTGGGTCTATGTGCCGGTGCAATCCGGGATTGAGGGCTGCGACTACCTGATTAAGGTGGTCTGCGCGACCACCAATGAATCCAAGGTACTCGCCCTGTCCGCCGTGCTGCCGGTTCGCTCATTGAGTCAATAAACCCATGCCTCTCCAATTGATCACACCGCCTTTGGCCGAGCCGTTGCATCTGAACGATGCCATTGCGCACATCAAGCAGGATGCCGGCATCGATGACGCGCATATCCTGGCGACGATCGTCGCGGCGAGAAAGTCAGTTGAGAGCCGGACCTGGCGGCAGTTGATTGCGGCCCGCTACAAGCAGGTGATGGACAGCTTTCCGGGCATCGGCCAGTTCGGCACACCCTGGGGCCATCCCTTTACGCTGCCAGGTAATGCCATCTTGCTGGATCGCGCGCCAGTGCTTCAGGTCGAATCGATCCAATACCTGGGGATGGACGGCAACGTCTGGACCATGGCATCGACCGATTACACAGTCGATACGGCCTGCGAACCATGCCGGATCACCCCGGTGTTCGGCAAGACCTGGCCGATCCCGTTGCCGCAGATCGGCGCCATTTGGGTGACCTTCACTGCGGGGTTCGCAGCACCGCTCACAGTAGATGTCACTGCCAACACCATTTCCGCAAAACTATGGAAGACACTGCTTCTGGGAGATGAAGTGCGGTTCTCGAACAGCGGCGGAATTCCGCCATCACCGCTGCAGATCAACACGGATTACTACGTGGTGGCTGCTCCCGCGACCGGGACCTATCAGGTTTCAGAATCCGTCGGTGGTCCGGCGATCGACATCACCGACCCCGGCATCGGTTCAAGTTTCATTGGCGAGGTGCCCGGCGATCTTCTGACCTGGATGCGGATGCGGGTGGGTTCGCTCGATGTGTTCCGCGAAGAGTCGATCGCATTGAGCCGAGGCAAGATCGAGAACCTGCCCTTTGTCGACGGCTTGATCGACGCCTACACGACCTGGTGACCCATGGCCGTCGTCTTTCATTCTGGAGATATGCGCCACCGGGTCACCATCCAGGTGCCCGTCATCACTACCGGTGAGATTGGTGGCGAGGTCAAGACCTGGCAAACCGTGGCGACCGTGTCGGCGGCGATCACGCCGACCTCGGGAAATGAACGTATGGCGGCTGCGGCGATCCAGTCGGAGGTGAGCCATACGATCATGATCCGCTGGAAGGCGATTTTTGCCGATCCCAAGGTGGTCGCCACGATGCGCATCCTCTATGGTTCGAGGATTTTTAATATCCATGACAGCCAGAACATGGAAGAGCGCAACCGCATCATTTTGCTGTCGGCATCGGAGTGATTGAACAATGGCTGAATTCGACGTGGCGGGACTCTCTGAGCTATGGGCCAAGATGCAAGACATCCCGGTCAAGATCGAGACCAATATCCTGCGCGGGGGGCTTCGAGCCGGCGCAATTTCCATCCAACAGGAAGCCAGACGGCTGGTGAATAACGTGTCTGGCGACCTGGCCAAGTCCATTCGGGTGACCACCAAGGTCAAGCGCGGCACAGTGTATTCCCTGGTGATTGCCGGCAAGCACAAGAAGCCGACCGACCCTTACTACGCCCACATGGTCGAGTTTGGCACGGCAGCGCACTGGATCCGACCGAAGAAACTTGGCGGCGCCCTCTTCTGGAAGGGGCATCCCCTGGCCAAGGGCGTGGCGCATCCCGGTGCGCAGAAAAAGCCCTTCATGCGTCCCGCCATGGATGGCAAGTCGCAGCAAGCGCTCGAAGCCATGGCAGATTACATGGCCGAGCGGCTACCCAAAGAGATTGAAAAATTGGCATGAAGCCCGAGAAAGTCATATTTCCCTGCTCGGTGCCAACGCAGGAGTCACGGCGCTGGCCGGCACACGCCTCTATTCCGAAGTCGCTCCACAAGGCACGGTCAAACCTTTCATTCGTCTTGAGTCTGGTTGGGGACACGCCCGATTATCCGATCGATGCCACACCAGGCTCTGACCCCTGGACGGGCAGGATTCAAGCGACCTGCCTGGGCGCGAGTTCGGAATCATCGAAAGTCCTGGCCGAAGCCTGCATGACGGCCTGCTACAAGAAGAACGGCCTCATCGGTGGCGCGCAGGTCGTCGCCGTGTTGATTGCTACCCGAGGCGCATCGCACTACGACATGGACGTCGATACCTATCAGCAGTCAGTCGATTTTGTAGTGCATTACTACCGATAACTATCGCTTCAACCAGTAGTACCGCAGCCGCCCTTGAGGCGGCTTTTTTTATCTCAAGGAGTCTCCCATGGTCATGTCATCTGGCGTATTCAAGCAAGTCACCTACAAAGCCGAAACCACCTTCGGTACCGCGCCGGGAGCATCGGGCGCACAAATCCTGCGTCGGGTGGAGTCGACGATTGATTTGAGCAAGGACACCTTCAGCTCCAACGAAATCCGCACCGATATGCAGGTGGCCGACTTCAGGCACGGCACCCGGCGTGTGAAAGGCACAGTCAAGGGCGAACTCTCGCCCAAGACCTATTCTGAATTGATTGCGGCGGCGTTGCGTCGTGACTTCGCTGCCGTGACGGCGATTGCCGGCGCTTCGATCACCATAGCCGGTAGTGGCCCGACCTGGACGGTTACGCGGGACGTGGGATCCTTCCTGACCGATGGCATCAAGGTGGGGGACGTGATTCGGCTGAGTGTCGGCATCTTCAACACGGCCAACCTCAACAAGAATCTGATGATCACGGCGCTGACGGCGCTGGTCGCCACAGTAATCGTCCTGAATGGCACCGATCTGGTCGCCGAAGGGCCGATTGCCGCCTCGACCGTGACAGTGGTGGGGAAGAAGACCTACATGCCGCTCACGGGGCATACGGCAAAATCCTTCTCGATCGAGCACTATTTTGCTGACACATCGCTGTCGGAGCTTTTCACGGGCGTCAAGATCGACACCATGGCAGTGGCGCTGCCGCCCACAGGCATGGGCACCATTGACTTCGGTGTGGTCGGCCAAAACATCACCACCAACAATTCGGCCTATTACACGGGTGCCACCGCTGCCACTGCCACGGGCGTAGTGGCCGCAGTGAATGGTGTGCTCCTGATCAACGGCGCACCGGTGGCGACCTGCACGGGTCTCACGATCAATGTCGCAGGTGCCTTGTCCGGTGATCCGGTCGTGGGTCAAAACTTCGTGCCCTATGTGTTCCCGGGTCGGATGACAGTGACCGGGCAATTCACCGCCTACTTCGATGCCGGTACCTTCCGCGACAACTTTATCAATGAGGACGTGATCGGGATTGCCGTTGCGCTCACCACCAACAATGCGGCCACCGCCGATTTTGTGGCGTTCACTCTGCCGAGCATAAAACTCAGCAGTTGCACCAAGACGGATACGGAGAAAGGAATCATCGCTACTTACGCCTTCAGCGCATTGCTCAACTCAGGCGGCGGCGCCGGCACCAGCAGCGAAGCCACGACCATGGTCGTGCAGGACTCCCAAGCGTAGTCACATCTCTCAACAGTTAACTTAACCGGGCTCAATTAACATGGCCAAGAACTCAGTATCAACTGCAGCACTATCCACCCTCGACCTCTCGACCATCCGTGAACTCGGTGAGGCTGATGTCGTGATCAAGCATCCGGTCACCGGTGCACCCACCGGCGCCCTGGTGACCCTTGCCGGGCCGGAACACCCAAAGCGGAAGCAGCTTATTTTTACGCGCACGCGTAAGCTGCGCGCGAAATTCCAGAAGAGCGGCAAGGTGCAATTGGACGACCCCGAAGACGAGGAAGTCGATGGCGTCGCCTATCTGGCTGCTTGTACCTTGGGCTGGGCAGGATTTGCTGAAAACGGCAAGGAGATACCGTTCTCCACCCAGGCCGCCGTCGATCTTTACACGCGCATTGGCTGGCTGCGGGCCCAAATCAGTCTGGCCCTCGAAGAGAAAGAAAATTTTATCGAGGTCTCCGCGCCGGGTTAATTGCCCACGCGGAGGGCCAATTCGCCCTAGGTCGGCGGGATAAGGATGGCGTGACGCTGCGCCAGCATCTCGAAGCCATCGCCCAGGCCACCGGCCAAACCCCACCTGAACTGATCCCGCTGCCGATACCCGCGGGATGCGACGCCGTTTGGTCTGTATTCCTGGATCTCAACAATCGTCGGGGCAATCAAGGCATGGGCGCATCACCCATTGCCCTGGCCGACATCGTGGCCTGGCAGACGTTGATGGACGTTCGGCTCACGCACTGGGAAATCGACACGTTACTGCAACTGGATTCCGCCGCACTGGCGGCACAAACGACTATGGATGAGGCGACATACCCTCGGGGGCATAAATGAGCGATATCACGATTGGCAATCTGGTGGTCCAGATGTCCGCCAATGTCGCCCGTCTGAGCTCGGACATGGCGCAAGCAAAGAGCGTGGTGACGAACGCCACCGATGAAATCTCCAAGGTGGCAGAGAGTGCCCTACATGCGCTCGAAGCCATTGGCATCGGCCTGTCCATCCATGAGTTCGCCGAACTCATCCGGGGCTCGATGGAGGCGGCCGAACACCTGCTCAATCTGCAGAAAGCCACCGGCATTGCCGTCGAAGGTCTGGCGGGGCTGAGCCTGCTCGCCAAGCAAAACGGCGCTGACATTGACTCGTTAGCCAAAGCCATCGAAAAACTGTCCGTCAAAATGGGCAAAGCGCCGGAGGAATTTGCGGCGCTCGGGGTTTCCGCCAAAGACCCGATGGAGGCATTCAAGCAGCTTGCTGACGTCTTCAACCTGATTCCCGACATCCAGACGCGCAATGCCGTGGCCATGAAGGCACTCGGGAAATCCTGGGCCGAGGTGGCGCCCGTGATGTCCTTGGGCAGCGAGGAAATCGGCAAGACCGTGGACAAGGGGATTGCGCTATCCCACATGACCACGGATCTGGCGGTACAGTCCAAGGCCTTCAACGACAAATGGGTGGAACTGGTCGGTACTGGCGGATTCATGAATCAGATGACCGCTGCGCTGCTGCCGGTCTTGAATGGCCTG